TCCAGCTCGAACGTAAAGCCGTTACCCATACTCGAAAACTTTTCGAGTACGACCCACTTGTTTTGTATGAAGGTCTTCTTCGACCGAAGGTCGTCGAGCGCCTCATACCACTTGCGGGGTAGCAGTACCTTAACCAAAGTACTTGCTACGGTATCGCTTGCATTTGAAAGGTCGAGAGTAGCAAACTCTCGCGTGACAGAGGACGTCTCGGCGACCTGCCGGTGAACGTCTTGCGCACGATCCAAGTCCCAACCCGCGTAAGCCTTATAGACGGAATTACCGTCCTTTCGGATATTACGCGGTCGCCTTGCAAGGCGCTGCCTCAATTGCTGCCCGAGGGCCAATTGATAAAAGACGTTGATCGATGGCTCTACAGCTATCGAACGATCCGTCTTCGCAGTTTTTGGTACCGTTGTGAAACGATTACCAGGGACAAAGGAACACTTTCCGTGATGTTGTGCAGAAAAAGCACCCCATTGGGAGCCTAACCACTGCGGTAGGCACCAAATGGCATCACGAGTTAAACAGGGGTCGGAAGACATTTTATCGGGTACAGTGGTTTTCCCGCCGCGGTCTGAGAACGTCGCACCTGGTCCGAACCTGCCGACCCAAAGGTCATCAGGCCCATAACCTATCCAATCGAGGATTATTTTCCGAGTCCGATCAAAAAATGATCGGATCGCAGCCTCTCCATCGTCGAAAAGACGGTTTTCATGGAGGTATGGCTGTAACCTCTCGTTGGTTCGATAGCAACTATTTTCGCCGTGCCACCATTTTTCAATGGCGGCAGCGCTACGGTCATGGCTCGACGGAAGTTCTTTAAGCTTCCGAAGAAACCCTGCAGCCGCAGCGTCTCTGGCGTAATGGTCGCTATCGAGATACGATCGCGGATCTGGATTAACTTCCAAGATCCCATCCCAATCATTATGGCGCAGCCTGATGGCTAAGCCTAACGAAATAGGAGTCCCTAGGTCCTCTAAAAGGTGAGAGACCGTCCGCACCAGCTCATCCGGTAACAGACCTTGCATCATCTGCCCTCCTTTACTGCGGGAGCAGAGACACAGGGAGCCATCCATCCTCAGAATCCCAAATGTAGATCAACCACGGGACTTCGTCAACCGAGAGACAGAAAGAAAGTTCCTGGGCAAGCCCAGGAACTTC